TGTAAGAACCCGTGTTAGTATAGCTAAAACGCAGATAAACGTCTTGCTAGGGCTGGTACTGCACCCAATAACAAGGAAAAAAGATGAGTTATAATTTAATTCGTAATGCCCGAGTGTTTTTCACTAAAAATGTTGGCACAACAACGGGTGTAGTAAAAGCAGTAGATTTTGATGCTACTAATACTCGTGAAATTCAGGTTTTAGATGGCATGAGCTTTTCGCAAAATACTACAACTGAAACAGTTGCCTTAAATGAAGCAGGTGCTACACCTAGTCGTGGTCAGCGTCAATTTAATACTGCACTAGATCCTGTAGATTTTAGTTTTACTACTTATATGCGCCCTTTTGATGCTGGTACAAATATTACTGCAGAAGAAAGTGTACTATGGGGAGCTATGTTTAGTGCTGATGGAGCAGCTTGGACTGACGGAGCCACCTATGGTAGCGCAGCAGTTACAAGTTCAAACGTACACCAACTACAAAAATTTGGTTTAATTATTGTTCTAGACGCAACCACATTTGTTATTGATGATTGCGTTTTAAATACAGCCACTGTAGACTTTGGCCTAGATGCAATTGCAAGTATTCAGTGGGCAGGTCAAGGTAAGTTTCTTCGCCAAATCGCTACTCCTACATTTGTCGACGCAGATACCTGGAGTGGTTCATTAACTGGTGATTTTAAAACTAAAACTACCACTGCACCTTATATTGCTAATAAGCTAAGCGTGGTTAATTTAAGTAGTGGCCTAAGCGCAGGTACAGCATATACACTAGCACTTACTGGTGGTAGTTTAACAATTACTAATAATATCACTTATCTAACTCCTGCTAACTTAGGTGTAGTAAATCAACCTGCCACTTACTTTACAGGTACTCGTGGTATTACTGGTACCCTAAATTGCTACTTACGTACAGGCGACACAAATAGTGCGGGCCTAATGAGCGCACTATTAGCTAGTAGTACTACCGACGTAGATCCTGCTTTCCGCGCTACAATTAAAGTAGGTGGTACAGGAGCAGACAGAGTAGAATTTGATATGCCTGCTATTGTGTTAAGTATTCCTAGTGTGAATACGGAACAGGTGGTTTCTGCAGCAATTACATTTACTGCACAAGGTAGTGCAGCTGGCGACTTTGATATTGCTAGTGCAAACGAATTGACTGTAAAATATTATACAACTAATGCTTAATTAGTACCCTGTGCGCAAGGAGACCTTCTCCTTGCGCTTTTAAAGACCAAAGGTAATACATGACTCTTTCCCTTAAATCCCTACTAGTACCTTCAAAACAAGTTGAAGTAGAATATCCCGGAATGCCTGGGTTTTTAATCCAGATTGCATTTTTATCTCGTGAAACCCTGCTCAACATTCGCAAGAAGTCTACAAAAACCACATTTAAAAATCGGCAGCCACAAGAAGAATTTAATGAAGATCTTTTCTTACAACTATATGTAGAAAATGCAATCAAAGGCTGGACCGGATTTAAACTACAGTATTTAGAACAACTAGCACCTGTTGATTTAACAGGTCAAGATTTAGAACAGGAATTAGAATATACTCAGGAAAATGCCTTATTCTTAATGAAGAATAGTAGTAATTTTGATGCCTTTATTAGCGAACAGGTAAGTGACCTGGGAAACTTTTCTACGAGCAAATAGCTCAAACAGAACGTGATATAAAAAACTATATTCAAAATACTAGTGTAGGCATGACTCAAGATAAATATTTTGAAATGTGCGAACAACTAGGTTCAGAACCTAATCCTGACGAAGTTCCTGTAACTTTTGATGATTTTACTTTAGAAGTTCAAGAAGCTTTTGAAGTTTATAATTTATTAAAAGACGAATGGGATGGTTTTAATGGTTTATATTTGGGAAAAAATTTAGTTGGTATCACAGAAATATTTAATATTTCTAGTATAGAATCTGAATATAGATATATTATGGTGCTATTAATCAAAATGATTGATAGAATCCGCATACAAGAAATAAATTCCAAAAAAGAAAAACCCGCGCGGTAACCCCTAGCGGGTTTTTTTACATCCAAAAAATTTTGGGTTGACATCACAATGGTTTTGTGCTACAATGGGTATACTAAATATTAAAGGCTTGGAGCTACCATGGCTGGTAATACAATTAATTTTCAATTAAAATTAAACTCTAATATAAAAGACGAAACCAGGGAAGCCCGAGCGTTTCATAATGAGATAAAAGCAGCTGCGGCAGCTTCTCAGAATATTGAGTATGGTCGTGCTCGCGGAGCTATGGGCAGCACTGGTGCTAGTGCTCGTGATTTTGCAAACCAAGCTCAAGGGCTTGGTGGACTAGTTCGTATATATGCAACTGTAGCCGCTAATAGTTTTGCAGCAATAAGTGCTTTTAATGCATTAAAACAAGCCGCGGATACTACTACACTTAAACAAGGCCTAGACCAATTAGGAGCAGCTAGCGGTATTGCTCTAGGAGCACTAGCAGATGGTTTTGTTAAAGCCACTGACGGAGCAGTTAGTTTTCGTGAGGCAGCACAAGCTGCAGCAAAGGCTACTAGTGCTGGTTTAAGTTCACGCCAATTTTTACAAATTGGTGATGTAGCTAAAAAAGCTTCACAGGCACTAGGTATTGACTTAAACGATGCAGTAAATAGACTAACCCGCGGTATTACAAAACTAGAACCTGAATTACTAGATGAATTAGGTATTTATACTAAAATTGGTCCTGCGGTAGAAGAGTATGCTAGAAAAATAGGCAAAGCAGAAGTTAGTTTAACAGACTTTGAACGTCGTCAAGCTTTTGCAATTGCAGTCTTAGACGAAGGAAATAAAAAGTTTGGACAAATTGATATACCAGCTAATCCTTATCAACAATTAGAAGCTAGTATACGAAATCTAACACAAGCTGGGCTTGAATTAGTAAATAAATTTTTATTGCCTATTGCAGATGTATTTGCAAAAAGTTCTACACTACTTACAGTTGCACTTGGTGCCATTGCTATAAAACTTACACAAATGGCAATACCAGCACTTACTAGCTGGAGAAGCGAGCTGCTAGAAAGTGCAAGTGTAGCTAAGAAAAAATCTCAAGAAATTAACGAATCATTTGGTGAGCGATTTTTTGATCGCATAAATGCTAGTTTTAAAGTACCGGAATTAAAACAAAATTTAACTAGTGTAGAACAGCAATATCAAAAAAGTCGTGAACAGCTGTTAAACATTGACAAAGACTACGCTGAAAAGCGCAGATCAGCTGTATATAAAGCTGCTCGTGATCCGGGTGCTTTAGGCTCTATGAATGAGGCCGCACTAAGTAAGTTGTCTAGTCAAGTACAAAAAGAAATTACTGCACAAAATAAATTAGGTACTGATGCAGCAAAATTACAGGTAATAGCCTTACAAGAATACAAACAAGCAATTCTAGAGGTACTACAAGCAAGAAAGTCTCTTACTGCAGCAGAAGCCGGCGCTCAAAAACAAGCAGAAGCCGGACCCAAAACTTTTGCAGAATGGCAGCGCGAACAAATTTCTAAAAGTGCAGGTGCTCGTGCAGAACGATTAGGTATACTATCAAAAATTGGTGAAAATGTAGAAGTGCTAGGCTTTACTGAAGCACTTAAAAAAATGAATGACGAGATTAAAAAATCCAGAGATATGAATGCTTGGGATAAACTAAGAACTCGTGTGCAAGGCACATTTACAGCTGGAATTACTGCTATTAGTATATTTTTACGATCAATTGGTACAATTGGTCAAGTAATAGCAGCCGCAGCCGCAGCCTTTGCAGTTTTTGATAGCTATATGAGTAGAAACACAAAACAAGTTGAACTTTTCAATGAAGAAATTGAGAAAAATACCAAAGTTGTAGAAAATTCTCAACGAATGCTAAAGCTATATGCTGGTAGTATTACTACTGATAGTTTATCTGCCGTAGCTACTTCATTAGGAGAGCTAATAGATGGAGTAGACGCGCTAACTAAAAAACTACAAGATACTCTAACTAATCAAGGCTGGTGGGATAGTTTAAAACAAGGTGTTTTAGGTATTTTTGGAGCAGGAGTACAAGCAGATTTTGCTACTCAGATCGCTAACAATTGGACTCAGCAAATTGCAAGTATTCCAGAAAGTGATGCAAAAGAAGCAGTTAAAGATAAATTAAGAAGTATTTTAAATATAACTGATTTAACTAGCGAAAATATTCAACGAGCCTTAGCAAAATCAAAAGATGCTGGAGGAGTAGTTACTCGCGGACAAGGTGAAATAGGTTCTGCAGCCGCTGAAGTGCGTCGTGCAGGTAGTGCAGCAAATGCAACTCGTGAATCTATAAATAACTTAACAAAAGCCAGTCAAGAGCTACAAAATACTTTTGCAGATACTAGTCCACTAACAAAATTTGCCGACGCTTTAATAAAATCTTCTTTTGATGTACTAGAAAGTTTAAAAGATATGCGTAGTGGCATAGCTGCTTTTAAAGAAATTTTAGCCAAACCTGCAGCTTTTGCTATGCTTGAAATGGGCGATGTAAAGCAATTCCAAGATGTTGTAAAAGCACAAGAAAATTTACTAATAGCCGAAAGAAAAAGAGTAGCTCTTCAAAATGAACTATCAGTATTGCAACCACAAATTACAGCAGGATTAGCAGTTACGCGTGGAACATTTCTTGGAAGGCAGCAGCTACAACAAGCAGAATTAATGCCAGGCCAAAGAAATATAAAAGCTGTAAGTAGACTTATACTTAAACGTGAAGATATTGAAGAACGTATACGTAAACTAGATACTGAAATTTCTGAAGCTGCTGATAAAGGTATAGCTACTGCATTTGAAGCAATTAGAAAAATATTTGTTGATAATATAATAAAAGGTTTTAATTTATTAAATAAAGCCACAGAAATAGCAAAACAACAAGGAATTATTCAAGTAGGCCAAGCAATTATTTCAGGTATTAGTGGCCCAGGAGCAGGAGCAGTAGCTTCTAGCTTAAAACAAAAAGAGCTAGATTTACAGCTAGAACAGATTAATACTATGAGTAATTTAGCAGATCAATTATTGCTAAATACTATAGCAGTTGAGCGTGCTAATGCAGCAAAACAAGCTGAAGAAATACAACGAAAATCTGGTGATTTAGGTTTTGATCCGGCTGCAGCTGCAGAATATAATGCAGCTATAAAATTATTTACGGATTTGGGTACAGTTAGTGAAGCGGCTGCTCGTGGTAGTACAGGACGTATTAGTGGAACACAGGCAGCAGGTATGGAGCCAGGTGCTGCAAAATATGCTTTACAACGCGCTACTAGACAGTCTGGAGAAGATATTGCTAGACAGGGTATACTAACACAAAAAGAAATTGATAGACTTAACTCACTAGTTGTTTTAGAAAACGAACGTAGAGCTGTGCAAAAAGATACAGAAAAATTAACTTTACAAAGAATTGATAACGCTCAAAAAATTATAGGATTACAAAATTCTAGTATTACTCTACTTGCAGAAGAACAAGTTACTAGTCAACAAACAATTGAGCGACAACGTCAATGGGAAACACAAAAACAAGCGCTTAGTGACGCAGAAGCTGAAATAAATAGAGATCGCGGTAGAGAAGAAGACCTAAGAGAAAAAGGCCTTACCAAAGAAGCAGACATTGTTAAAGGTATAATACAATATAAAAAACAACAACTAATGGCTTTAGGTGACCAACAACGCGTAGAAAGTTATATACTAAGCGTACAAGAAGCACAGTTGTTAGTTACTACAAAAAGCGCTTTAGAAGCATTCCGCAGAACAAGTGCAGCTGAAAGTAGAGCTAGAGCACTATCTAGTGTAGAAAATGAACTACAAACAGAACAGCAGTTATTAGATATAGCTAATGAGCGTGGAAAATTAACCCCAGATCAATATGCACAGTCTAAAAAAGTGCTTGATTTAAAATTATTAGATCTAAATACTACGCGACAACAAGAGCAAATTCAAAATAAACTGGTAGATGCTGAAACAAAATTAAATGATGAAATTAGTAAGGCTGTACTTGCCGCCACGGAACAAAATCCAATTACTCCTGAGCAACTAGCGCTATGGGCAGAAAGAAGATCAGTAATTGAACAAACAGCTAATGAAGAATTATTAGCAGATAAAAAAATTGCAGAATCAAAAAGACTTCTTATAACCTTACAATATGATCTAACCGATCGCCAAAAAGCTTATACTGATATATTTAAAAATAGTTTTAACAGCTTAGCAGATGCAATGGTAAATTGGATGCAAACAGGAAAGTGGGCTGGAAAAGAACTATTTAATAGTTTAATTGCTGATTTAACTCGCTATGAACTTAAATTACAAATGATGGAAGTATATAAAGCAGCAAGACCCGGTATTCTTAATTTTGCTGCAGCATTTACAGGAGGAGGCGGTGAGCGTGCTACTCCTTTTGGAGGTAGCGTGCTTGGAGGAGAATTTGGCGGAGCTGCTAAAGGTGCTTATTTTAATGGCAGTGTGGCTAGATTTGCCAAAGGCGGTATGTTTACTAATTCAATAGTAAGTGAGCCTACATTATTTAAATTTGCTAAAGGTACTGGCTTAATGGGCGAAGCAGGTCCAGAAGCTATAATGCCCCTAAAGCGCGATAATCAGGGTAATTTAGGTGTAAGCGGTGGAGGTCAAAAAACTGAGGTAGTTATTAATAACTACAGTAATCAACCAGCAACTACACAAGAAACCACAGATAGTCGTGGCAATCGTAAGATAGAGGTAGTAATTGGTGAAATGAATGCTAGCGAGTTTCAAAGAAGTGGAAGTAGTTCACAACGGGCTATGAGAAGTACTTTTGGACTTGCACCTCAGCTAATTAGGAGATAACAATGGCATATACCTATACTTGGCCAGCTTGGTTACCGCAAGTTCCTCAAAAAGGATTTACAGAAACTGGTGGTGTAAATATTATTAGAACCCCTACAGACGCAGGCCCAGCTAAACAGCGTCGTAGGGGTAAAAAACCCAGTGTATTAAATCTTAATTTTATAATGACTACTGCTCAAACTACTCAGCTTGAAAATTTTATAAATAATACTATTAAAGGTACTGCTCGTTTCGGGTATCTACATCCTAGAACTAATCAAACTATAGAAGCCCGAATAGTACCTAGTCAAGATGGTCAATTATATACCTATACGTATCTTGCACCTGGATATTGGACTGTTGGATTAACTTTTGAAGTATTGCCATGAGTAGATTAACAACAATGAGTGCAGGTGCTCTACAAGCAGTATTTGCACAAGAAACAGAAAATGATTTAATATTGTTAGTTACTGTGTATGATCCACTAAACCCATCCGAAATAGTTTTACAAATTTGCGATGGGTTTACTAAGCGCATTAGTGAAACCGCAGACGAAGTAGTTTATGGTGTTACTAGTCGTGGCGTTGATTATGTATTTTTGCCTGTTGATATTACCCTACCAGATGAAGCTGAAAATTCAGCGCCACAATGTTCTATTACATTTTATGATGTAACACAGTATGTAATGCCAGTTGCCAGAAGCGTTTCTGCTCAACCAAAGATTAAATTAGAACTAGTATTATCTTCAACACCTGATGTAGTAGAGGCTAGTTTTACCGGATTTTATATTACTGGTTTTACTTATAATGCAGATAGAGTTACTGCAAACTTATCTATGATAAATTATGAAATAGAGCCTTTTCCACAGTATTCATTCACACCAGTATATTTTCCAGGACTATTCTAATGTGGGCAAATAAATATATAGGTATACCTTTCAAAAGCAATGGGCGAGACCACCACGGCGTAGATTGCTGGGGTTTGGCACGTCTAGTGTATAAGGAAGAATTTGGTATTGAACTACCTAGTTTTACTGAACAATACTACATAACTGATACTCAAAGAATAGAAGAACTAATAAATCAGTACAGAGAAGGCTGGATACCTGTAGATAATCCAAAATCTGGTGATCTAATTTTATTTAGAATTTTTGGTACAGCCACTCACGTAGGTGTATTAGTAGATGAAGGTAGATTTATACATAGCCGACAAGGGTATGATGTAGCTATTGCTGAACTAAACAGTACCCGTTGGAAACATCGAGTACTGGGATATTTTAGGTATGATTCAAATACTAAAGAGAAATTAAATGAGTTACCATCAATACTAGAAACTAAAGTAGTCTCTGTTAGTGCCACAACTTTGGATGAAGCCTATACTAGTCTATCCCAACAATTTAATATTACAGATAATGATTCTATTGTTTTATTATTAAATAATCATATAATACCAAAAGAATATTGGCCAATTACAAAACTACAACCTAATGATATAGTTAGTTATAGATCCGTTGCAGGAAACGACGGCGTGCTTAGAATGGCGTTGGTTTTTGCTGTAGTTATATATGCACCATATTTAGCAAATTTTGCTGCTGGTGGAAGTATTAGTGTTGCTGCAGGTGCTGCAGGTTCTGCTTTTACTAGTGCTACGGCCGCGGCTATGGCTACTGCTGCTGTAAGCACTGTAGGCATGTTATTAGTAAATGCTATATTTCCTGTAAGACCACCAGCAGGACCTAGTGATCCAGGATCTACTCAAGCTCAATTAATGATTAGTGGTGCTGCTAATAGACCTACACCCTACCAAGCCATACCTGTTGTTTTAGGCACAGTAAGAGTCACAGCACCATTAGCTGCTGAAAATTATATTACTTATCCAGAAGAACGAGTATCATACTTAACCATGGCTTTAGTATGGGGATTTGGGCCACTACAAATTACCAATCAAAAAATTGGAGAAGTAGATATTAGTGATTACATTATACAAAATCAGGTTACTTTAACTGGTTATAATGATACTCAACAAAATATAGATACTTTTAATAATATTTATGCCCGAGATACTGAGCAAGATAGTGTAAATACTTTACTAATATGTGATGGCAATCCAGAGGAAAGCGTAGCGCCTGGCCCATGGGTTTCAGCATCTTCAACAGATACTGCTACAGAACTTACAGTAGCTTTTCATATGCCACAAGGAATGAGAAGAGTTTCTACAGCATCAGGAACAGGGGATGAACATACTGTTCAAGTAGAAACACAGTATAAGTTAGGAAATGCTGCTACATGGACTCCATGGGAAACAGTTAGTATACCGGGTAATAAAAAAGATGCGTATACTATTACTAGAACAATAACTTTTTCTACTCCTCAAATAATTCAAGTACAAGTACGTAGAATAACTGGAGATAATACTGATGATAATCCAAGTTATCGCTATATGCATGATGTAATATTCTTAAGTGCTACTTATACTAGTAATAGAAATCCAATACAAATTCCTAAAAATTGTAGTTTAGCTAGAAGCGCGTATACTATAAAAGCCGAAGGACAACTAAGTAATCAACTAGAAGGTATAAATGCACTAGTATCTAGTAGATGTAGGCCTATTAGTGCAACTCCTGGAACAGATTTTAATCTAGTAACAAACAATCCTGCAGCTATATTTTTTCATGTGTTAACTCATCCAGCTAATCCTCAAAGAATATTAGATAGCGAAATTGCTGAAAAAATAAATATACAACAATTACAATATTGGTATAATTATTGTGAATATGATTATGGTACAACACTTCGCTCAATAACATATACACGAGCAGACTCTAGCAATACACAAGTAACTAAAAGTTATAAATATGCTTATAATGCTGTAATAAGTAGTCAGCGCAGTATACTAGACGTTTTACGTGATATTTGTGCAGCAGGTAGAGCTAGTCCTGCATTAATTGATGGAAAGTGGACAGTTGTAATAGATGAACCTAAAAATACTATTGTTCAACACTTTACTCCACATAATAGCTGGGGATTTGAAGGTGTTAGAGGGTTAGCAAAAGAACCAGATGCATTAAAAGTAACTTTTTATGATGAAGAACAAAACTATCAACAAGTAGAAACAATTGTTTATAATACTGGTAAATCTTATCAAACTGCAGAACTTTTTGAAAGCATTACTCTACCAGGTATAACTAATGAAGCTATAGTAGTAGATCATGCTAAATGGCATTTTGCACAAGCTAAACTACGACGAGAAGTTTATAGTTTAAATGCAGATTTAGAATATTTAGTATGTAATCGAGGCGATAGAGTAAAAGTTACTCATGATGTACCTGCGTGGGGATTAGCTTCTGGCAGAGTAAAAAATTTATATATTTATAATAATAAATATTATTTAGTAGAATTAACAGAAAATGTACCTATAACTAGTACTAAATCTTATACAATTAGATTTAGAGGAAAAACAGGACAAAGTACAACATCCCAAATAAAAACTACTTTTGCATTTACCGGATTCACCCGACAAAATAATATAGTAACTATAACTTTAGATCCTAGTGTAACTGGTGGAACAATACCTTTTGATGAAACAAATCCTATTAGTATTTATTCTAGTAATTATTCTGGTATTATAGCTACTAATGTATTTGTAACTATTAATAGAACAAATAATACTATTAGTTATATAAATACAGGAGCAAATCAAACGGTTACTAATGCGGTAGGAAATGTAACACTAGAATCTGGAATGTATAAGTTTGTACACTTACAAAGTCCTATAGATGCTCCGAGTCCTGTATTACTAGACTATGATGATTTATTTATGTTTGGAGAACTAAATAAAGAGAGTCAGGATTTAATTGTAACTAGTATAGAGCCCAGCACTAATAAGACTGCTAAAATTACATTAATGGACTATGGCGTTACAGATTCTTATAATATATTTACACAATACAAAAATTTAACTTCAAATAGTGTATTTGAAACTCAAATAACATTACCTCCAATGTTATTAATAAATAGTTTTAATACAGGTCAAGTTCCTACAGTAACTAGTATTTATAGCGACGTAAGAGCAGTAGATATAATATCTCCTGGAGTTTATAAATACAATATAAAAATATCTTATGCAACTATTGATGAAATACCTATCAATACAAAGTATGTTTTATGTGAATATAGTTATGCTACTGATATTGATACCACAAATACTAGATTAATATATTCTGAATCTAATACAGGTACTATTACTATAAGTGATGTAATAGCTAATGAAAATTATAAATATAGATTAAGATATGTAACTAGTGATAATAGAACTGGGCCTTGGACAGAGTGGAGTACTCATCAAGTAGTTGGATTAACAACAAATAATTCTACAGTTTCTAATATATTGGTAAAACGAATAGGCAAAGTACTTAGAATAACTACTATAGTACCTAATTTACCAAAAGATTTTAAATATTTTAAAATTAAAATATTTAAAAATACTGGAACAGGAGATTTTTGGTCTAATACTGATACTAGTATAATAACTATAAATACTTCCACAAGTTATGCTGATATAAATTTATTAGACTTTGCAAGCCCAAGAATTAGTATTTCAGGAATTAAGTATAGAATTGCATGCAGAATGGTAGATACTGCAGGAAATGAAAGTAATTCTAGCGCATTAACTGATATTACATTAACAACAATATCGCCTTAGGTGTATATATGTCAGCACAATTATTTTCAGCAGTTAGAGGATTACAATTAGTTGTAGATCCTCCCGTGGATAGCGAAGGAAATCCCCGAGACGATTTAGCAGGTATTAAAGTATGGTATAGTACAACAAATGCTAATTTTGACCCAACTATAGCAGCTCAAGCTACTTTAGCGTATAGTGGAGATGGTTTAAATATAGTTATTCCTGATCTTATACCTAGTACAACATACTATATAAAATATGCATTAATATCTGAGCTAGATGTTGATACTTATGCTATTTCTAATGCACTAACGGGTACGCCTACAGCAGGACCAGCCGTAGTTGCATTAAGCACAACAACTCAAGCATTTGCTTATGCTAGTGACGGAACTACTCCTACACCTGCTAATGCTACTATAACTGCTACAGCACGGGATACAAAAGGAACAGTATTTTACGAATTTATACTAGCAGGACAGTCCGTTCAAAATACTACTAGTAATACTTATCCTTATTCTCCGCAAGCTAATTATAACTTAATGCCGCAACAAATAGTAGTTAAAATACGAGAAGGCACTAATAATAGTACTGTATTAGCACAAGATACATTATCGATATTTGGTGTTAAACCAGGTATTAATGGTACTAATGGTACTAACGGTATTAATGGTGTTGATGCTATAGCTGGACTACTAACAAATGAATCTGCTACAGTAG